CACGTGGGGTTTTTCTCCCCTCATTTTACCTTTACATATCCTTTTCAAACAACTAAATCGCAGGTTTTAAGCGATCTTCATCCATAAATGGGTAGTAGTTGAGTACCATTGCGGCATGGAATTCCGTCCCTGCGACCACGATTGACCAGGTTTAGAGCGCATGAAGTTAAGGCCTGCGCTAGCCAAAAACCGCTTTATTTTGCCTTTTTATGTTCTTCTAGGCGTTGCCTTAGTATGTTTGAACCGCCTACTCTGACGTTTATAATGCCATTATAATATTCGTCAGTTTCTAAAACTCTGCGTTCAAACTGCTCTCTTGCCTCTAAATAGGACATTTCTGCCTTGGATTTGCAAAGATAAAGTATTTCTCTAGTGAAGTTTCCGGGACCTAATGCTTGGACGTCTGCGTTTAACCTATCAGAAGAACCCCAGTAATCGCGCCAATCGCTTTCAACTACGGATCTACGTTTAAGTTTTTTGCCTTTGAGTGGTGGTTTAGTACGTTTAAATTGTGCTAATTTCTTGCCTATGTACTTCTGCCCGGTTTGTGTGTTCGTGATGAGATAAACAAAGCCAATATAGCCTTCTGGTATTTCGTTTATTGGTTGATTTTGATACGTCCATTGCACTCACTTAGTTATTTTAGGCGGTCTTCCAACCATGCCTTTTCTGGCTAACTTTCGTTGTTCGCGTTTTTCTTGTATCTCAACTCGCCTTTTTGATGCCTCGTTGCGTATTTCTGATAGCCAATATCGTGCCTTAATGCCTGCTTCATCTGAGCCTTTGTATTCAAATCGTTCTTGCCACTTAAAATATTCCTGAAAAGCAGCAATCATACGATCGTGCGATTCTGTTGTCATAACAAAGGAGGGCCTTCAAAGAATTGAATAAGTGTTTTTCTAGTGCCTTTGGTTACTGGATCAACTTTATGAGGAACCCAGCTAGGAAAAACTAACAATGTTCCTGGCAATCTAAATTCTTCAATTACATGAGGACCGTTGAAAAATAAACTTATATCACCGCCCTCATACGGTTCGTCAGATAAGTTTAGTAATGCTGTTAATTTAATATCCTTAATACCATCTCTTCTCCCGTCGGTGTGCCAATCATATTCGCCGTTGGTTTTAGAATCGTAGGTATTGTAACTTAATATTGACTCGTACCCAATTGCGTCAAGATGAAATCTAAAAGCAAGGTTGTTAATAACACCAATTGATTCATAAAATTTTTCTAATTCGGGGGATATAAATTTTCTGTTGATAAATTTTACATCGGCAGTTTTAGTTGCTCCATCTGCAGGAACATCTTTTACAGAATCGTCTCTATTATAATGTAATAGAATTAAAGTCCTGAGTTCTTCACACATTTCTGGTGTATAAAGTTCTTTAACATAATAAAAGTCATAAATCATTCTATAATCTCCACATCGTTGCTGTAACTGGTAAATCCGTTTTCTTTAATAACTTTTAACACATGATTTACTCGATTTGTTAGATCATCTCTGTGAGAAATTAAGAAAACATTTTTATTTCTTTCTCTAGTCATCTTCTTAAGTACCGCAATACTTGATTCTACTCCGCTGGCATCCATGCCGCTGTCTACAAGCTCATCAATAAACAACAGGTTGATAGGATGATAAAGATTTTCCCACACATCTCGGAACGCCCAAGATAGAGATAAAATCAATCTGTTGCGTTCACCTCGACTTAAATTATCAAAATCTAGGTCCTGGCCTAATTGAGTAATAATAACACTAAGATCATTTTGAAATTCTACAATATGAGGCAATCCTATTCTATCTAGATAATGAGTTAATCGTTGATTTAAGAATGCTAAGTTTTGATCGATAATACGTTTACGTACAAAACTATCTTTATTTGTTAAAAGTTTATGTAAAAACTCCTGATGATCTTTAACTCTTACAAGTTCGTTTAGGTTATTCCAGTCAATTTCTTGAACAGCAGTATTTTTTAATTCTAAGATTTGATCATCATAAGGGTTTTCTTCTGCTTCTTTAATAGTAGCATCTCTTTCTAACCCATCTAATGTGTTTTTATGATTAAGTGCTTCTTCTAAATTGTCATAAGTTACTTTTGGACAAGCAGTTAGCTCACCTAATAATGCCATTGCTTCGTTAAGAGTTGATAGTTCTTCTAAGTGTTCGTTAATAGAACCTTTACTTTCTTCAACTTGTTGAGCTTTTGCTACAAGCATTTCTTCATGTTTGTCATCATGTAACTCTTGACCACAAGCATGGCATTTATGATCTGCAAGACTAATAAGCTCTTTTTCTAATTTAGAAAGGACTTTTTGTTCTTTTTCTAATGCCGCTGTTTGTTTAGCAATTAAAGAATTAAGGTTATCTTTTTCTTTTTTGTTTTTATTCCATTCAACTAATGCTCGTTGATTTGATATTTCTTCTTCAATGTCAATTTGCATTAAACGATCAATACTTTTAAGTATATTTTCAAGAGAGGACTCTTTTTGATCGTTCCACATTTTTTGTTTACGCTCTAACGCTTCAATGCTTTGTTGAATGCGTTCATTACTAGCTTTAATTGTTTCTATTTTAGTATTTTCTGAAGTAATAGCATCTTTTGTTTGTTTGATTTGTTCTTTTAAATTTTCTGCTTTTTCTGATAAAAGTGTAATACCTAGTAATTGTTCAATAACGCTTCTTTGATCAGCAGCCTTCATTGATAAGAACGGTTCAGTATAAGTGTTCAACGCTAAAATGTGTTTAAACATTTCGTGACTCATACCAAATACATCTTCAATTGCTTTTTGTGTTTCTCGACTATCGCCTTGAGATTCGTCAAGGTCCTGTAATTCTTGTTCTTGACCGTTAATGCTAAATTTTAACAAGTTTGGTTTTCTACCACGTTCAATGTGATATTCAACGCCGTGTTTTTCAAAACTAATTGTGACTAACATTCCCTTTTGATTAATCTTGTTGATAAGGTTGTCACGTTTAATATTAGTCAGGGCTTGACCGTAGATCGCATAACTCAAGCCATTGATGATAGTTGTTTTGCCCGTACCGTTGCGAGCCCCAGAATCATCACCTCCTAGATCTAGATTTTCACCTAAGACTAGAGTTAATTGACCACGGTCAAAATCGATGGCTTGAGTTTGATTACCCACGCTCATGAAATTTCTTACGGTTAGATTCTTAATTTTAATCATAGTTCTTTATAAATCTCTAATAGGAGTCCTTTATCGTATGTGTCGCTTTCAATAGCATTGATTTGATTGATAACAATGGTATCAACACTTTCAAATTCAATATCGATAGGCGAAGCACTCGATTCAACTTCTACCTTTTCTGGAATAAGCATTAATTCTCGCAAATCGTATTGCGGCATGAATTGCTCTTTAATGAAATTTGCTTCTTCAAATGTAATAGGTAAGTCAATAGTAACACGACAATGCATTTTTGGTCTTAACAATGCGTCGGGAGTATCAATTATTTGACTTAGCTTGTAGGTACGATATACTGGTTGATTAGCCCAAGTTTTGTATTGGGGTTTGCCTCCCCACTCTAATAACATCATACCTCGATCGTCATCACCTGCATCGGCGTAATTGTGCGGAAATGCATTACCAATATACACTATGTTTCCTGTAGCTTGGCGTTTGTGAAAATGCCCGCTAAACACATAATCTTGATTTACAAAATGGTTTCTTTGCAACTGGCCATGATCGGGCATTTGAATCATAGCATTCATGTAGAAGCTTGGTAATTCTAAATGTCCAAAAATATATTTGCTTTTAATTTTTGGAATATCTTTCCATTCGTCTCCTACTAACCAAGGGAGTATTGTTACATTTCCATCTGTAAAGGGTTCTTTAATAGGAGTTACATTTGGAAACAATCGCATAAATTCAATTGAATTGATTTCTCGTTTGTCTTTATAAAACAAATCGTGATTGCCTAAAATAAAATAGACTTTTTCAAAAGATGCGTTTAATCGTTCTAGGTTAGACACCGTATAATTCATAGTGCTAACATCTGTAGTTGATCGATTGTGATGCCAGTCGCCTAAGAAGATGCAAGTTTCTGCACCTTCTTCTTTAGCAGTATCACAAAACCATTTAACAAATTCTTCACAATCAATGTTGTGAGTTCTGCTTCCTGATTTTAATCCAAAGTGTATATCCGTAAAACATGCGGCTTTTTTAAATAGATTCATATGACGAGTTTAATATAATTTTTATTAAAGGTCAATCCCAATCATTACCATTATCGATAGTAACAGGAGCGGTAGCAGGACCACTACCACTACCCCATTGACGAGTCCAACTTGGATTCATACCGTTCATTTCCAGTATGTCGTCTCTGATGTTCTGGTTACGTTTTTCAATGTTAATGATCCGCACGAATGAATTAGTGACAGCAGCAGTATAATAAGCAAAAGGATTATCGGATTTGCTTTCATCAAATTGTAGTCCTATCTGTGTTAGCTGTAAAATAGCCTGCCCTTTCATTTCGTCATTATAGGTATATCCTCTAACGTTGCCTCTAGTCGCATATCGGTCACATAATTTTAAAAACATTCGAGCTAGATTACTAGTCATTTGGCCGTGGTCTTTGCTAAATGCTCCGGTGTTAATATCACCTTTCCAGTGGCTTTTTACAACACATATTAGATTACCGTTGGTATCAAATTTCCAATGTTGAAAGGGCGGAAAATTTACTTTTTCATGACCGTCGCTGGTATTTTTAACGGTCTTTTTTCTTCCTGGAGCAAGAGGAATATGTTCAAAGGTCATAACTCTAAAGACTACATCATTCTTGTCAATTTTTTTATAGTCTATTTCAAATTCTTTTGCGGGAATTTTTTTACCTTGCGCTAACATTGCTGCTTCGTGGTTAATTTTTGCTAACCTAGAAGCTCTGTTTCTTTTTGCTTCGGCAATTGTCCTGATATTAATTTTGGACAAGTTTGGTACAATCATATCATACTCTAAAAATGCTTTATCTGTGCATGAGCAGTATGTATTTTTGCTTAAATGTATCTCTCTTAGTAAGTCTTTGTTTGTTAGGTACTTAATTTTAGGTACGGTATTCATTCAGTATATATCTCCCTTTTATTAATATAATAGCACATTTTGACAAGAATAAATAGACTAAACGGAGTCTTTTTATGCCATTATCGCTTAATCCATTAGCCCAATTAGTTAACAATGTTTCTCAAAGTATTAGCGGAGCCGCTAACCAAGCAGGAGCCGGCTTAAACAACATGACCGCTTCTTTATCTAAAACAAATTTAGATTCTGTAACTTCTCGTCTTTCCGGCGGATTAGGCAGCGGATTAAATGGAGTTACAGCGGGTGTTGGTAATGCAATTGACCAAGGAATGGCAGGCGTTAAAGGATTAACAGGCTCAATTGGAGGCGCCGGCCTTCCAGCATTAGGCGGCATAACAGGACAAGCACAAAACTTAGTATCTAAAGTTGGTACGGGTGTTGGTGCTATTAGTAACGTTACTTCTGACATTGCTACCTCTCTTAATAAATTAGGCGGTGGAAATATTGCTGGCGGACTACTTGGTGTTGCAGGTGCTATTTCCAAAGCCGCTGGACAATTAAACAATATTCTAAGTCTTGCTAGAGGAATAAACTTACCGTCAAATGCAGAGTTATTTCAAACACGAGGCGCGGTAGTATCAATGACACCAGTGCCAGGAAATGATTGGCGTGTTAGAATCAACTGCAATTGGGAATTGTTTAACTCTCCTTTGTTTGACGCAACTCTTAAGGAAACCGGCGGACTCGCTTGGCCATACTTGCCAAACATCACGGTATCTTCAAAGGCAAACTACAGCCAATTAGATCCTGTGCATAATATATATCCATTCCAGGCCTATAAGAGTAGTGCTATTGAAGACATTCAAATTAGTGGAGAGTTTTCAGTTGAAACTGAAAAAGATGCTTACTACTGGATAGCTGCCACCACTTGGTTAAGAACCGTTACTAAAATGTTTTATGGTACAGGACCAAACGTTGGTAATCCGCCTATTATTTGTCAACTAACCGGCTATGGAAGTAATGTATTCAACACCGTTCCTGTAGTAATCAAAGCAACAAGTTTTGATTTTAAAGAAGATGTTCAATACATTAAATGTCAA